ATAATAATCGCTCCGCATTCGTCGTAACGGTATTTTTTGACTGAGTCCCGAAGTATACTCCTACTACAATAAACATTAGAATAATAACGCCAACGGTTACCCATCCTACAGTTTGAGAACCTGTTGTAGCCATATTTGTTTGTGTGTTAGAAATAAAATACCGAACAGACGAATAGGGAATGGTTCACGGACATAAGAAGGAATTTCCTATGCCTGGACCGCAACAATGTCATCCGAGAGTGGGTGAGAATAGGCCCGAATGGGGCTGTATTCCTGTAGAGATTCTGAAGAAGGTGGCCGCACAGATGGGTATCGCGAACGATACAAGTCCCGCTCAAATGCGATCCGAGATCGAGAAGGAGGTGGGCGTCGACGGCGTGCACGAATACAGCTTTCTCATGAAACTCCCCCTGTCGAAGGCAGAGAAGGATACAATCGCAAAAGAGCATTTGCGCCCGATGTACCCTGTGGCATGGCGAAAGGACTCCGATAAGTGGTTGGATAGTTACGACATTGAGCGTGTGATGAATCAGTATGAAAAGGCCTTTCCGAACTTCGATTTTATGGGGCCGTTCCCGATCGACTTTGCCGCCCCGACGCCGAACACGGCTGCGGGAGCCGCGCCGAAGTGCTTGATGAACGAAATATGTGAGTATCGTGTCCAGTCGGCCATAGAGAACAAAAAGGATATGCTCGGAGTTATATATAATCTGGATCCGCATTACAAATCGGGGAGTCACTGGGTCGCCACGTTCGTCGATCTGAAACGAAATCGCTGTATGTATTTCGATTCGTACGGATACAAGCCTCCTAAGCAGGGCCTGACATTCATGGCATGGGTATCAAAACAGGACCCGAAACGGAAAATGCCGCTCATGTACAGCTCTCGGAGAATTCAGTATAAGAATACGGAGTGCGGCGTATTCTGCCTATATTTTATTATACGGATGCTGATGGGTGATGAATTCGTGGATTTTACGAGAGCAACGCCAGGCGATGAAGGCATGTTGAAAGTAATACGGAAGTGGATTTATGCGGACTGAACTGGTGGAAACTTATCATATAACTATATAGAGTCGTATGGCAGATATTACCGTAAACGCACGAAAGTCGTTCTTTTCCGGTAAGAATGAACAAATGCTGAATAAACTCTTGGAGAGCGATTTTCAGCGTAGAACGGGGTCGGCCCTGTCTGAGACGGAGAGGGTTCGTCTGAAGAAGACGGTCGACTATTATATGGAGCAGGTATACAATAACCCGTCCAATACGAATAAGCCCGTGCAGGAGATGAATCGCGAAGTACTGAAGGTCGTCGTCCCCGATTTCCAGAGCTACATTCGCAGGAAGCAGGCTCCCGACACGGATCCTGTACGTTCCGATGTGAGTTCGCAGTTTGAACGTATTCAGACGGAGCGGCAGGAGGCGAGAGGCCCGATTCCTTCTCCCCCGAACTTCCAGCTCTCTTTGGAGGACAAGGATGCCCCGTCATCCATACATCGCTACGAGCAGCTGAAGCAGCAGCGGGAGATTGAGGCGCGGCGTCTAGAGGAGGCGCAGAATACGTTGGCGCCGCTTGACGAGGACATGGTGCGCCGTAATCAGTCCGACGACGATTTCCGTGCAGGGTTGCGTGATGCGTCCGAGCGCGATGCGAATGCGCTCGTTGCGCGCAGGACGGCCCAGAAGGCGATTCTGGGGGCCCAGAACCCGCTTGAAGAGCCTCCGGATCGGCGGATGCTATATCTGCCGGATCAGAGGACGTATCCGAATGCGAATCCGACGCTCGCTGTGCCGAATACAATACAGACGCGCCCAGCTCTGCCGCAGGACGTGATCAAGCCGCAGGCCGACGTTATCACGTACAGGGAGAACGAGTACAACTTGGCGATCTACAGTGGGGATCGTGACTGGGTGAATAATACGCTGGAGAACCGCTATAACTTCACCGTGAACTTCGACCCGGCCAATAATCGCCAGGGCTTCGGTCTGTCCCCATCGACGTATATCAAATTCAAGAATATCTCGCGTATTGAACTCGTGAAGGTGATTATGCCGACGGAAGGACTTGAGGCGATCTCTTTGAAGACGAGTGCGACTGCGTATGACACGGGGAACAGCATAAACGTCCTCTCGTTTCCCTATCTGCAGGTGCGTATAGATGAGCTGAACACGAACAACTATGGGACGAACGAGGGATTGAATAACTCGTTTGGGGTCATCAACTATGACGCCTATTGGACGTCCGATAATAGTCTGAAGAATACGGGATATACGTGTATGATTCCGAAATTCTTGAAGTGCCAGAAGATCTATCACCCGACGCCCCTGAGTACCCTACAGAGACTCTCTATACAGATTCAGCGGCCGGATGGGACTCTCGTGACGACGGACAAGGACGCGATCGATATCAGTGGCGTCGTCTTGTCGTCCATGATGACGGGGACGGCGTTCGGTTGGGGTGGTACAAACTCGGGGGGCAGTGTTGTAGGCTCCTTTTATAATGATGCGACCAGCACGACGAGCGGCGAGTACATCTGGATTCAGACGACGACGTGGTTCAGTCAATTCAGCGTGACGCAGGGCGATCGTATTGTGCTGAGTAATCTGGCCTATCCGTCTGCCGTCACGGCGAGTACTACGGACTTTTTCACGTATTTACAGAGGTCGTCTGGGCACGTTGTGGTCGATGTGGGGCAGGGCCTGACGTGCGTCTTTGTGGGGGGCACAGGTGGTTCCGCATCTACGACACTCACGGTTGCCTCTGTAACATCTGGTACGATCACGGTTGGTATGAAATTCAAGTATTCGGGTACGGAGAACACGATCACGGCTCAAGTAGGGGGTACCACGGGTGGAGCGGGCACATACACAATTACAAGTATGAGCATTCCTACAGGGACTACTCTGCGTTCCGTAAACTTCCAGGACGGGGCGAACGGCTCCAACAAGCTCGGCTACAGCAACTTTATCATCATACGCAACAACTTCTCGGACCCCACGACGGGCGCGACGACGCCTGTTGCTCTCAACTCGGCGCTTGGAACGGCGATTAGTGTGACGCCGGGCCTTTCCGCGGGCCGTCTCCTCAATAGAAGCCATCAAATACAGCTCGTGTTCCGCGTGATTACTCGGGACATGGATTCCTCTACGAAACTTCGCCCTGATAATCTGTGAGGGCAAGGAACGTGCATAAAATGATGTCCCAAAAATGGGACATTATTTTACGTTTTCGCACATGTCGTTATCGGTACTCGAGAATCGGCGGATACATATAGTACGCCTTCGTCTTGTGTAGAAGAGTCTGGAAAATGAGCTCATAATCTACAGGATCCCGAAAAGGGAGTATGGTCTTTACGATTTTACGGATGAATGAGAGGCGTAAGAGCAGGGCCCCCGAATTCACGACGCTCATCGGCTCCTGTTCGTATATCTGAGGACTGGAGAAGTAGGATGCGTCGGCTTCAGGAGGTACTGCGGAAGGGGCGTGCGCGAGTGAGACGCACTCCCAGTCCGTCGTCTTAGAAGATTCCAGGAATTCTTTCAGACGGGACATAAAATCGTGGCGAGCAATGATGTTGGCGTCAAGGAGTAGAATTGGCGTGGAATCTGGCAGAGGTAGGGCGGCGGCGTTTTGTACGGATGAGGCGAAATTCAGCATCTTTACAACTTCGTCCATTGGCAAGTGCGACGCATCTGGTGTGAACGGAGGAATAGGACCTCTTGGTAAGAAGGGGTCATATATGTTAAAGATGGAGTCACATGGGATCTTATCTTTTTCAAGAAGCGGATTACAAATGATCGTATCTTTATTGAACCCGATGGAGAGGAGTGTAGGGAGAAGAGTATGAAACTCTGTTTCGGAGCGTTTGATAGATCCTTGAATATAGACCTTCCCGACAGGGATTTCAGATTTGACCTCTTCGGACATCCTTATCATGATATAGTACACAATGGTTTAGACCGATCATTTGAAGAATACGACGGGTTTCCCCGGCTTCTCCTTGCCGGCTACGACGGGTTCCTGAACTCCTGCTGTTCCGAGAGCGGTTTTCATATCCGTATCGCTTTCTGCGTACATTTCGAAGCCTGTTGCGGGAGCAGTGGGAGATGGGCGAATATATTTCATTCTGTAGACGGTCCCTCTGAATTCTTTCAGGACGAATGCGGGTAGTCCGGGTGCAGGCGCTTTCACGGGTGCAGGCGCTTTCACGGGTGCAGAAACCTTTATTACAGGTGGCGGAGCCGCGGCCTCTTCTGTAGTAGCAAATGCAGCCTCGGTTATTGCAGCCTCTGTAGTTGGTTTTGACACGACGGGTGCTTCCGCAACAGGTTCCGCAACAGGTTCCGCAACAGGTTCTGCCACAGGTTCCGCCACAGGTTCTGCTTCTGCAACCGCAACAGGTTCCGCAACAGGCAGAACCCGCCTCTTGAATTTGGAAGCCGACTCGCGAATATCATCCTCCAAATTCGGATGGTACATAAAATCGCCCACATTTCCTCGCAGAGGGAGACATTTGAACGAACCGTCCTTGTTCTCGCGTATATTCAATTCGCAATCAACCGCCGCAGATTTCATCACCGACTCCAATGAATTCAATATCTTCTTCTTCCTCTCGGCAATAAGATACAAACGCTCGTCCGATGTAAGCACATACTCCGCCGCCCCCTCAGGAATAGGTAATCCGAGCTCCACCGCATCCTTCCGCTCTATCCGATCCTGTTTACGAATATCGGGATGAACGCGCATATCTCCCGACGTGGCGAGCTGAGCCTCCGAAGAGAATACACTCAAATACGTAAAAATCGCCACATTGCGCTCAGCCTCCTCCAATTCCAAATGCGATCCAATACGAATCGCGCGCCCCTTCACTTGACGCAGACGCACGTCATTCCAGTAGGGCTCCATAATATGTACGGAGCGCACATTCTTCAAAGAAATACCCTCTGCCCCCGCCGAAGTGATACAGAACACGCGGCATATCTGTCCCTTCTTGTTATCGGTGTATCCCAACTCGTCCAATAGGCTCTTTATATTTGAGTCCGGTTCACCAGGGAGCGCATTGAAATTCGCATTGAAAATGTCAAGTGAGATGCGGCGCACATCATCTTCTTCACCTCCCGAGAACGTAATATATCTGGGCTGGTTTCCAGGCCCCTTTCGCAAAGAGTCCTCCGTCCTCTTAGAGAATTTGTATCCGGATCCCGATTTGATAACCTCAATGGGGGCATAGCCATTCACGTCCATCGCGATCTTGAAGATGCCGAGACCCTCTAAATCCAGAAAGGCAGAGTACACCAAACTACTCCCACGTTTCTTCGCGATCTCCTCAATGTTCTCCAGCATTTTTGTATATTTTGGCGAATACATTCCGAGACCTTCTGGCCCCAACTTCATTTTGTCCCGCGCTAAAGTTTCCAGACACTCCTTCGCACGCTGCGTAGCAAGCTCCGGCTTTTCGCCAGGCTGTCTTCCTGTTTCGCAGAGACTCTTCATATTCGTAGCCTTTTTTACGAGGAGGCCCTTCGATATCGATGCAGGTGTTGCTGTTGCTGTTGCTGCTGCTGTTGCTGCTGCTGTCTCATCACCATCACCACCTCCATTTAAATCGGGCAGTTCATCGGCCCCCTCATTTTCCTTTCGCAGTTCCATCCAAAGTTTCCCGATCTGATTCTGGCCTGCATTTCCCCAAAATGGATCTGAAGAGACGTAGACAAGCTCCGCCCCACCGGTACTGAGAAGTAGGCGGGTCACTGCAGCCGATCCAGAATCATTCTCTATTTTTGTCTTCAGGGCGCTCTTCATAATACGTTTGCTTTCCTCGTCAGATATTTTCCCCTCTTCCGTTTGACCGAGCTCCATCGCCTCTTCGGGTGTTTCTGCGTCAAGTATACTGCGCGCAAGATCATCGTTCTTTCCGATATATTTCGCGGCCTGAAAAAAGTGCATGGCCGATTTATAGACGCGCACGGTGCCTGAGCGCCGATCCGTGAGCTTCAGATTATCTATAAAAAGCGGATCAAGCACCTTGAATTCATTCTCTGTAGCGACCGAAAACTTGATTGGGGGTTTTGGTGGTGCTGCCGCTTTTGGTGCTGCCGCTT